CACGAATCTTTACTGGCGACTCTCGTTCCATCTCCGCGCCACTAACAGCCTGCTCAACCTTCGGTGCATTGAATGCAGTCAACCCAGCAATCTTGGCTTCCTCGGCGGCAATGTCATCCTCGGCAATACGGACAGCATCATCAGCGGTAATACCGCTCTGCTCCTCAAGCTGCTGTGCACGCTGCGCAACTGCATCCTGCCGAGCCTGTTGTTTTTCAGTGGGTGTGGTGGGTGTGGTAGCAGGAGTAATCGGTGTGAACGAGGTAAAGCCTTTTGGCTCAGGAGTTTTTTTCTCCGGCCCTTTACCGGTTACGACATCTGTAGCACTTGTAATAGCCCCACCACCGATGCCGCCTTTTAGGCCCGCATCAATAAACCGCTCAAAGTTTTTCTCGGTGAAGAAGTTGAGGTTGTTGTCTACAAACTTTTCAGCCGCAGCACTCGACATCTCCTGAACAGCCTCGGTACCACCCTCGGTTGCAAACCCCACCGCCGCGCCCTTACCCATGCGCTTGTACCAAGCTGCAGCAATTGCCTCCGACGGTATGCCCCCTATATTAGCTTTGCGCAGCAGCATAACGGGCAGCACTGCATCCAGCGCAGCATTAAACCCGCCCGCCACAATGGCGGTACCCAAGTCCATCTTGCCGGTCTTCTCGTAGATGTTCTGGAAAACATCAGGTACGTTCTGGGCAGCGGAGCCAGCGACAGCACCAACCGCTTGGTACTTTAGGGCTACCTTGTTAGCCGCAGCCACGCCCGCCTTCATGGCAGCGTCTTTTACTACCTCTGCGGTAGCACCCTTGGCCGCTTGGGCCACAGCAGCTTTTTCTGCAGCCAGTTTAGCAGCAGCCACTGCACTGCGTCCTGCTATGCCCGCAACGCCACCAGTAAACAAACTCGGGATGAGCGACGGGATAGCTTCGCCTACGGCTTCAACTACGTAAGTAAACCCAGTACCAATGTCCTTGACGTTTTTGTACGAGCCAACAGCGGCGGGATAACGCTCTTCGGTTTCTTTATTGTAAGCCGCAGCCTCCTGCATTTGCTTTGTGGCGTACTCGTTTGCGCCAAATGCTTTGCCGACCATAGCTGGAAGTACATCACCACCCAGAGACACAAGGCCCCGACCACCACGCATAACGGATGGGAAGAGCGCAGATAAGCCCTGCGCTCTCCCTGTTTCTGGCTCCTCTATGGGTGTAAACGTGGTAAATGTAGGCGCTGCTTCTTCTAGCGGCGTAAAAGAAGTGAATTTCTGAGCCATACCGTACCTAGTTAGTTTGCGTAGCCTATAACTTTACCATCCTTGAGAACTTCAGTTCCTTTTCCGGGTACAGCTTTTCCAAACGTAGTCCCCGCAGGGATTTGAGAAGCTGGCACAGTTTTAGCAGGAGCAGCGGCAGCTTTAGCGGGGGCAGCGAGAGCAGGGGTGGTTTGGGGGGGTTTCAAGTTGTAACCAGCGTACGCTTTACTTTCTGCGTCCGCCAACATCTGTGCTCTAACTGGGTCGGAAGCATTTATAAACGGTATAGTTATTGATACGTCTTTTCGTGCTTTAGCCGCTGCTTCGCTAGCGTATTTTTGTTTAGTGGTGTCCTGTGACTCACCTTTGAGCGCGGCACTTGTCCCACCTATATCCGCCATGCTAAAAATCTGCCTCTGCTGCTGCATGGCTAACACACGATTAGACTCTTCGGAAGTAATTCGGTCCTGCATCATCTCAGGAGTCTCATCCCCCTTTGGCTTCTCTCTAGCCATACGAGTCTTAACCGCAGACTGGATAGCCAATTCAGCAGCCTTAGGAGGTGTTGGGGCTTTAACAGCACCGGGTTTAGCAGAGCGAGCAAGTCCGCTATACAGCACGCCCATATTCTTAATTTTTTCAGCTCCGGCTTTTTGTTCGTCTTGGTGGTCTTTCCGCGCTTGATCTGCAGCGGCAATAGCGGCTGTATTGAGACCCATTCTTTCTTTGCGCTCGGCATCAGCAATGTTTTCCAACTTCCGTTGCCGCGCATCTTTTTCTGCTCGGCTAGCTTTAGCTGCTGCACTATAAGCACCAGCAAACGTACTAACCCCTGCCCCCACAGCACGGGAAAAACTATTGCCTTCGAGCATAGCTGCAGCAGCTTGGAGTGCCGCTAGGCCCCTACCCTCCTTTAGATTCTTGGCGCTGTCTTCTTCCATGCGCTTAACGTCTTCACGCATACCTGCGTAGGGGGTTTCTCCAGCCCCTTTGAGCAAAGAAGCCCTCCGAGCTTCAATACGTCGGTCGTACTCTTCCGGGTCCATAGACTTGTACTTAAAGCCAGCAAGAGCCTTTATTTGCGCCAGTTGGTTTTGGAGTGCTTCGTTGTACACCACCGGATTGCCCGGACCTTGGGCGGGAGCATTAGTTTCATCTTCTTCGCCATCACCCCCAGAAACATCGCTACCGCTGGCCCCATTAAAAGCAACGATGCCGCCACGGGCCATGCTCTGTTCAGTCGGCAGCATCTCGTCCATGTTTACGGGCATAGCGCCAAGACCACGCTGCATAGAGGCACGGGCAGCTTTCTCCATTTGAATGGCCTGCAGTTGCTCTTGATCCCCACGGGCTTTCGCCGCTTCTTCAGCCTGAGTCAACTGTTGATCTGACAACTTGGATACGATGGACTCAATGTTCTGTTGGCTATCAACACTACCGCCATCAGCAAAGAATTGTTTCAGACCCCAAGCAGCAGAGCCTGCGGAACCTAACATCTGACCAAACGATGGTGAACCCGGATTTTGAGTGCCGGTGTAATTAGTGGTGCTGCCAATCGGAAGGCCACGCATCATGTTAGCCATGTTGCTCAACTGTTGCTGCGGGTACTCCCGCTGGTTCTGATAGTCTTGGTACGCTTGATTCAGCCCCTGCTGCCCCATAGCTTGTTTCTGCGCACCGTAGGCAGCTTGTAACTGATTGACATCCATACCTTGCTGGAACTGCTGTGCACCCAAACCACCCAACTGCCCTGAGGCAGTCAGACCTGTCTGAAGTCCTTGCATGCCGTAGTTTGCACCAAACTGCTTAGACTGCTCCGCTGCTTGCTGCCCAGCTAGTCCGTACTGAGCGGCCATCTGAGCGCTAGTCATACCTTGATTAGCACCAAACTGCTTAGACTGCTCCGCTGCTTGTTGCCCAGCTAGTCCGTACTGAGCGGCCATCTGAGCGCTAGTCATACCTTGATTAGCACCAAACTGCCTAGACTGCTCCGCTGCTTGTTGCGCAGTTAAACCCGCCTGCTGATTGGCAAGTTGTGCCTGCATACTTTGTCCAGAACCAAGCTGCTGTGTTTGTAGGTTAGCCGCGAGATTTTGTTGTCCTACGGTCAAACCGGCTTGCTGGTTTGCCAGTGCCGCTTGTTGCGCCAACTGAGCGTCTTGCATTGATGCGGCTTGGTTAAACTGCCCTTGCTGCAGACCATACTGCCCTTTTAGCGATTGGTTTGACAGTGCCGCTTGTTGCGCCAACTGAGCATTTTGCAGATTGGTGTTGTAGCCCATCTGAGAATTGAACTGCCCCGTTTGCATACCAGCTTGTTGATTTGCTAACAACGCCTGCAGCCCGGTCTGCTGATTAGATTGCTGGGCTTGAAGCCCTGTTTGCGCTTGAAGCCCTTGCGTCTGCAGTCCAGCGCTTAGGTTTTGAAGTCCCGCTTGTTGCTGAACCCCTTGATTTGCCTGCGCAGCAGTAAGACCTGTTTGTTGGTTAGCCTGTGCTGCCTGAAGTCGTGCTGCTTGCTCTGCATTGAACTGTTGCTGTGCGTTTTGAAAACCTGCTTGTGACCCCGTAGCTTGTATATCCCCCATCTGTTGAGCAAGATTTCGCTCCCGCTCTGCACGCATGATAGCGTCCCGCGAACCGCCAAAAGCCCCCGCTTGAGCAGCCTGTGCTTGCTGCTGCGTTCCTTGAATCCCCGATTGCCGTGCAGCCTCTCGCTTTTGTATATCGACGACACTCTGCATGTACGGTGACATGTAGGCATCGGCAGTGCCGGGTTGGGTAAAACTATTTGTGCCGATACGTTCTGCTGAAATATCCCCTGCAGCCTGCATTTGCAAATCGCGCAAGGGCAACGCTTGGATTCGTTCGGCCTCAGCGCGTTCAAAACTTGTACGCTCGGGTCCTTGCAACTGGGCAGCGGAGACTTCGGGAGCCTTTTGCAACTGGGCAGCAGAAGTTTTTTGGCCGAACACATCCGCTGGCCCTTGCATTTGATAGGCAGTAAGGGTTGGAGAATTAACTTGGTTGTAGTCAAAGTTGCTAGATGTATATTTATCTGGTGCAGAAAACTGATTGCTAAACGCGCTAGCCCCATATGGATTTGGCGCAGAAAACTGACTGCCAAATTCACTCGGAGAATAAGAGGCCGATTTGGCTTTATTAGCGATGTCCCCAGCTATACCCGCCGCTTGCGCTGTAAGGGGGGAGGTTTTCATGTTCGCAGCTTGGTCCTGCGCTTGTACCTGCATGGGGTCAAAACCTTGAATACGGTTAGCCCCATAGGCTTCGTAGGGTCGGGCTGCAAGCGCGGCTTGTTTGGCTAACGTGTCTTGCGCATAGCCTTTAGCCCAGTCGGGTAAACCCGTAGTCGATGTGCCACTTGAAGAAGCAGGGGAACCGCCGCCCATAAAGCCGTTCAACGGCATCAGCTTGCGTTTCAGGTCCAAAATATTCATAGCTTTACCCCAACAATACGGTATTTTTCTTTAAAGCCGTAGCGTTGCCACAGCCTAGCAATTGATTCCCTAGCAGCACCTTCGATAGCCGTAGCACCCATAGACCTTGCATAGGCCCGTAGTTGCTCAAACGTATCCTCATTGCTTACTAGCTTACCGCCTATAGCGGTAATAAATGCAACCCGATCATTAGGGCGATTGAAAAACTCAACTGTCGCTGCACCGTGGATAACACCAGAATCATCAACCGCGACGATCAGTGCCCACTTACCTTGGGTTACGAATACCTTAGCATGCGTTACTGTGTAGTCCCCATTGGAATGAGCCAACGCATCGGATATAAACCCCTCAACCTTGTCCCAAGTATAGTTCACCCACTCTGAGGCGACATACTGTATTTTCATGCTGGCAGGTGTTTATCCATGCGTGAGTTAACGGCTACTTTGCCCCTACCAACAGACTTTTTACGTCCTGCCTGAATACGAGCAAGCATGGCATACAGCTTACGCGCACCCGCTTCAGTTGACCCATTGCCTAGCTCGGACACGATACGCGCAGGAACCACAAATTCCCCGTCGGCAAGTCGCGCAGGTTTTTTTGCTCTACCAATAGTTGCCGGGATGCTATCTGACACCCCATCACCCGGCCCACGCAGCAGCCTGCCACCGTCTGAGTAACCGCCGAGGGAGCCTAGACCACCGTGAGCAAAACGCCCAACTACACCGCCATTAGCTTTGTCGTAGCCTGCCCCAAGACCCTCCCCATAACCACTACCACTTTCAGCACCACTTGATGGGCCACTATCAGGGCCAATGGGAGCAGCCGTAGCACCTGAAACAGCATCTGCACGGGCTTGGGATTCCGCTGCCGTGGGGGCGTCTATTGCGGTCAAACCGGTGGGCCCGATATTGAAAGAACCTAAGTCGGTCTTATCAACTGTTTTGCCGTCAATGTCAACGGAACCTACGCCACGACCTGTACGCCCCTCGTGACTAAAACTTGGGTCTACGTTTCTGGCAAGTGCATCTGAGATGCCTCGTAGCGCACTACCGTAAAGTCCGGGTTTTTGTTGCCCCGTAATGGGGTCTATGCTCATATTACCGAGCCTAGCTGCTGCGCTATTTGCAAGCGAAGCTAAACCCGTAGTTGGTCCACTAACGCCATTGATGTTAGTAGCGCCGGGAATACCGTATCCGCCGCCCGGACCCGGACTTTGCCCGTTCTCTGCACCACCGGGAGGTTCTAGCGTGGTTACTGGGGTTGTCGGAGTTGTCGGGGTCGGAGTAGCGGCACCAGCGGGGACCCATGTGTATTGACCCGTTGCTGGGTTGTACACGTACTTTCCGCTACTGTAGGTTTTTTCTCCAGCCGCCGCATTAGCTGCATCAATAGCTGCAGAACTAGGCGAGTAGCCGTAGTACATCTGTTCTTTGCCAAAATTACTACCGTAGTTACCGTTAGTGGGTACATCGGGTTGGGGGAAATAGTTGGGGTCGTTTCTGAGGCTCATAATGCGGTCTTTATTCTAAGCACTTGGCTGTTGATGGTTGCACCCGTAGTGGTGTCTCGGTAAACGTCCCCAATCCTTAAATTGGCGAAGTCAGCATCCGTCGGCAAGCTGGGGGAAGTGCCAGACGTAGGAAAAAAGCTCAAGCCCGATACTACATCGGTTCCGTTAGTTTGTGTAGACCCGGCCATTGGCCCAGCGTTGTCCAGTTGGTTGAAGTACAGCCGCAACAAACTCAACAATTGGTTCATGTAAACAGGGTCATACTCCTGCGGGGGGCTAGGTAGCCGGGGGGCTACTACGTTCTTTTGTGCCATTACCCGCCTCGTCTGCCGTCTTGGCGGATGTCAATTCTTGGAGCGCCTAGCTGCCATTGAGTGCCAAGGGTGTTGGAACTGATCTTCATCGCCATCTGCCGTGCCCTGACCCGGATATTCAACTGCCCGTTGTAAGTGTCTAGGTCAATGGGGTAGGTCTGGGTTGCTGTGACTGTACCCTCTGCGCTGCTGCTAGTTCCACCGACTGACTTGGGGTTGTTAAAACCAGAGCCAGAGTTTTGCAAAGGCAGAAGCTGCATGGTCAAGCTAGGCGTTGTCCCGTCAGTGGAGCCATTAAAGGTCAAGTCTGGCAGCATCCTCCAGACAAATGCAAAGTCGTGCCCGTCGCCAATATCAAACTGGGACGAGGTGATGAATGCGTTGATTGGAGCAAGCGTGGCGGTTGTTCCGTCATCTACTCCCAGTTCGTGCTGGACAAGATTGTTGTTGTATGTCGCTGCAAGCGGGTAGTCTTGAAGACCGCTATCCAACCATGCAGTTCGTGCCATAGTGCCGTAGTACCAGACATTCTCTATGTAGTTGAAAACCACATAGCTGTCGTTGGTCGTAGAACCGTTACTGGGGTAGAACCACCATACTTCACTGAAACCTTCATTGGTGGCTGCATATACTTGTTCAAACTGGCTCCGATCAATGTCGTTGTAGACATACCTGAGCAAGTCGCAGTTGAGCGTTTGCAGCCGTCCGTCGTACTTGTAGAACTTGTCTACGCCCATCCAATAAATAATCCCTGCTGCCAAAGCCACCGCATTGGGGCCAGCAATAGAGGTGTTGTCAGCCAACAACTGTGACCCCCAGACATACGGTGGGCCAAGGTACTGAAGGGAATAAAGGGCAGCATCTGTAAACACCACAATCTCTTGCTTGCTCTGGATAGCTGTCACGATGGTAGAGCCGTGGGACAGGGTGATGCTACCTGCCTGATTGGTAATTGCTGGCGACCACTCCACAACACTTTCTTGGTCAGACCACCGGATTAGGAGTGGATTGACTGACGTTGATCCAATGTCGTTGGTTCCAAAGCAAAGCACAAAACGGCTTGCGTCAGAGACAAGGAACGCTATTTGAGTCAGTGGAACACTGCTTGCCCCATTTAGCTGTGATACCAGTACTCCACGCTGGGATACCGTGTGCGTACCCGACTGACTGCCCGTAGTGATGATGAGCGCCCCTGTGGGGGTCAGCGACAGGTTGAATGTGGTAGACGACACAAACCGGGTGTAATAGGTTGTGCCTACCAGCAGACCTGTTGGCAGTGCGCCAGTGGTTTCAAACACAATGGCTGTCAGATCAGGAAGGACAGTAGTAGAAGTGACAACGCAGGGGTTGGCAATTGTCATGGTAACTGTAGCCGCTTGGTAGCCGATAGTGGCATCCCAGTAGTACAGTGGCCCACCCCTCGGGCCGTAGATCAGGTCTTCACCAAAGTTAAATTGGTTCCATATCCGCATAGCGTCCGAAGAAGTGGCGCTGTTGCCCCAAGTACCAGAACCCCAAGTGCCAGAACCCCAGCCCACCAACGGTACAGCGTAAGCAGGGCCAGTATTGATTTGATAAACAGCATAGACCGTGCCGCCACCTGTAGTTGTAGACGTTGCCGCAGATGCTGCGGTAATGGTGTAGGTCGTACCAACGGAATAGGCTATCTGATACTCGCCAGAGATCGTTATGCCACCTACTGCGGTAGCACCTGTAAACGTCACGAAATCATTGTTGATGTAACCGCCCGTGGCGTCCGTGACTGTGACCGTAGTTGAGCCGTTGACTGTGGCAAACGGGTTGGTTAGCGTGTGGACAGTCTGGGTAGGGGTGATGTCGTAGTAAGTACCGCCATTAAGTATGTAGAACTTGAGGTTTGTGCCAACCCCAATCAGGTTCTGGTAACTAAAGGTGACCCAGTTCCACAGGGAACGGCAGACGCCCAAGAACGTGTTAGCAGATATGCGTACCCAGCCGCCTATCTTTTCAGGTGTACCTTGCCGAAACCGGACGTTATCCGACTCGTAGTAGCCGCCCTCTCTAGCGTAACGAGTTCCTTCCCTGTTTACACCCGGCTTGAGCTGAATTTTCTGTAGTGGCATGGATCAATCCTAAGATAGGAACAGAGCGCGTTCGTCGTTTCTGCGCTTGACTAGCCCCGGTAGGATTTTACCCCCGCCCCGTGTAAACTTCAAGAACTCGTCTGCCGCCGCTTCAACCTCTCCCCGAAGAACCTTCTGACGGAGGGTTGATCGCTGTACGCCGCCCAGACCGAGATTAAAAGCAAAGCTGACAAGAGCATCGTTTTGGCCTTGGGTAAGAACCACAGGAAAAAGTTTGGCGACCCCAACTTCAAATCGCTGGAGATCAGCACCAAGGATTCCATCTACTTCGGCTCCTGAAAATACGCGGTTATCTTCCGCTTTAAGCGGGTAAGCGTCTCTTTGATCCAGAGGTAAACGACCTTGATCGGGGTATAAAACATGACCAACTCCTACAGTCCAAAGACGCGCTGGGCAGCGGTACGGTTTAAATCGCACCCCCTCATGGTGCTTGATCATCTCTTTGCACCGTTGAGAGACTTTCATTTCTTGCTGAACGCTTGGCTTCCAAACCAGAAACTGATGATCAACGTCCAGATAGTTTGCGTTTCATCGTCCCAAAGGTTATTCAGCATGATCTGAAAATCTACGGCGTGATGCCATGCATAAGCAAATCCAGCCACCTCAACAAACACCAGCAGGAGGAACATACCGTAAGTGATGTTGGGCCTTACGCCCGCCCGCAGATTGATCACCCACTGGCTTGCACCTTGACCAATGGCTATGTCGTGCGCGTACAGGGCGCTGCGCTCGGCTGATGCAGCTTCAACCATCTGCCCCTCAAACTTGATCTCCTCCACCCGCTGCATGACTTCAAAGCCAGCTTTGCGGAGTTCCAGTTCGCGCTCTGTCTGGAGCCTTGCCATCGTGAGTTCGTGGGTCTTGTCTGCGCGGTCTTGGAAAAAACCAAGCACCTTGGGCAAGCCGCCAGCAAGGAAACCAAATAGCGATGAGAGTAGGGTTAGCATCATTTGTCCTTTAGGTCAAAACTCAGGTTTGCATGGCGGGGGTACTGAACCACACGCTCACCCTCCGGGCATTTGTACTTGATCGTTGCCAGCAATGTAGCTGAACCCGGCGCAATCTTCTCTTTTCTCACCATCGTGAGTTGGTACGTGAACGTGTCAATTGTTGGCCCTGCTGGGCCGCTGAACTTGCTCGCCGTAGTCGTTGCCTCATGCACCATACCTGCGGCGTCACGGATGCTGGGGGTAAAACTCTCCACGGAGCAGTCATCCCGCTTTTTGATCCGGGCCACTGTCACATTGATAGGTTGCCCCGCCGCTGCCACAATTTTAAAATGCTCTGGTGACCACTCAAGGATAGCTCGGTCAAACCACCCAAACTTGTCTGCCAACGTGTACCCGCCGCCAATGGCTGCAATGCTGGCTGCGACTGCTCCAATGGCTTTGGTAAGGTCAATCATTTGTCCCGCCTATTCCACATTTCAAATAAAGCCTTGATCTTCTCTTCCAGTACCGCCACGCGCAAATCCAACTTTGCCAAGACGATAATCAGGGTGATCAGCGCCAGCAGGATCGGCCATGCTTTGGATAGGACTTCAAATAAATCCACATCATCGCCCAAATGTCAAAGAGGCGTAAACGATAGCGGACATGGAAACAATCAAGACACCCGTGGTCTTCATAATCACGCCCTCAAGCCTTTTGAGCCGCGCATTGATCTGTGCATACCTCTCAGCACAAACGGCCTCGTGGCTCGTCAATCGGATGTCTATTTCACTCATGGTGCGTCAGGCCAAGTTATGGTCCAAGGAAATCCAGCCTGTGCTGGGATGTCTCGCAAGGCTTGGCAGTAATCTTTCCACGCCTGTGAAGGTGTCATATCACTGCGAAACCGCCAATCAGTCTCAGTCAGCTTGTCATCCCGGCTGGTGCGTATCGCCTTGGCTTGCTCTGCGTCCTTGCTGGCCTTGTAAGCAGCCTCTTGCTCGGCAGCAGTTGAGTCTGCTGTGTCGGTGAAAACAGGGCCGAGGATGTACTTGGTGTACCACTTGCCATCAATCTGCTCAACACCAGCCGCTTGGCTGTACTGGTAGACCGTCCCGCCAGAGGCTTGTGGGCCTTCAAAGACTACATCAGCGCCTAGTGCTGTCAAGACCTCGGTTGTCGTTGTGTCCCACGCTGGGCCACCATTGGCTTTTTGGTATGCACGAAACTCTGCCTCGTACATTACCTGACCGTCATTTGTTCTGATTTGCATGATGTGTCCTTATGCGATTGCGAGTCCAATGTAGGTTGCAGAAGTTACGTTAACGTCTGTTGCTGATACCTGATTAACAATAAACCCTGTGTTGTCAGTATCCACGCTGTCGTCTGTCGTGACTTCAGCGGCTGTTGAATTAAGGCTGAGGTGTGGATCATTCCCTGCCACAATTCCCCTTGCGCTGTCCCAGACGTACCAATCACCAGTTGAGTCTGTACGCTTAATCATTACGAATCTTGACCCGCCTGTGAAGCCACAGTTAATTGTCTGTGATGAGCCGTTGCCTGTATATGAAAACACTTTGGACACACCAGCACAGGTTGCGAAGAGGTAGGCTACATATGTAGAGCCAGAACCATTTACCCAATTAGATGTACCAAGCGAAAAAACAGAAGAAGTAGGACTTGTGTCATTCCACCTTGTTGTGGAGGTTTGAGGTACATCAGTTCTGTTTAATTTTAGATAATTTGTATTATTACCAAAATAAACATTCCACTCCTCAGCAATGCTACGACCTTTTACAATCATCAGCTCAGGTACTACCGTTAAATTATGCGCCACTGTAAGACCAGCAGCTCCCGTCCCCGTATAGCAAACCTCATCAAAGAAGCCGGGGGCGCGGCGAAAACTCCAACTTACATAAATGACTGCCGAGCTATTTAAATTTCCATCAATACCTAAAGAATAACCATCCATATTGAAAGCACTAACACCAGAAACTGTATTTTCAGCAGCTGTTGTGTTCATAGAAAGCCGTTGATTTACACCTCTAAGGCGGTCATAGTCTGTGCCGTAATATCCATAATCAGGCGACCTTGGTTTTGTCATAACCATGTCAGGTGAAAAACCAACTCCTGATATTGTTGCAATTGAACCTGTTCCTGAGTATGTAGTGCCTTTATAAACACTCGTCCCCAGCGTAGGCACTTTCATCGGGCCACGGCGTATGGCTATGTAGATGTAGGTTTCACTTGCCGCAAAACCAGTTAAAGAAACTCCTACAGCCGTTGGCAGTGGGCCATTTTCATTTGCGGACTCTGCGGCAGCATTACTCCAGAATAAATATGATGCTGTATTTACTGTCGCTGGCATTGCTCGCATATTGTCAAACACTGTCCATTGTCCAGAAGCTATATTCTTTCGCATGAATAACTGCGGTTCATACCCAAGGCTCACCGTAGCGTTACCACTGCCATCAGTAGTAAACGACCCACACGAAATCACATTGTCCGTACCCGTCAGGCCAAAGCCGCCTGCGTCATGGGCAAAGAGGTAGGCTACGTATGTTGCGCCTGATGCGTTAACACTTGCGTCAGTGCCTACGCTGAAGACTGTGCTTGTAGGGGTTGTGCTGTTCCACCATGTTGCGCCTGTAGCTTTGGCGGCTGTGCTGTTTAAAACAAGGTATTCGGTATTGGCAAGACTGCGATGGTAGACAGCCCAATCATAACCATACGTAGTTGTTCGCTTGACCATAATACAACCCGGCACTGAGCCGAGATTGTGGGCAATAGTTCTGTTAACTCCTGTCCCCGTATACGTCAAAACATCAAAAAATTTTGCTTGCTCTCGGAATGTCCACGAGACAAAGTTTTCACCAGAAGCATTGACATTATTTGCCGGGCCTATCCTATACCCATTACTATTAAATTGATTTAAACCATTTGATTCCGTTGTCTGCTGTCCTGCGTCATCACTGGTTATTTCAAATGTTGCCCCTCGCACAGTGTCAATTAAACTATTTGTTCTTGCCGCACTTCTATCTTTACTCCAAGTCAATCCACCCTTACCAGACAGGTCAATATTATTGATGATGGTTTGCGTAGCACCTGTACCCGTATAAAGAAACGTGCTGAACACGTCCTCAATGTAGTTGGCAACAGTCGCCTGTGCAAACTCACCAAAGCCTTGGGCTGATGCCGCACCCCTTGTTTGTACTAATGGCATATCAGTCCTTATGCAAACTTGGTCTGCGAGGCAAAGACAGTGAATGCCGCACTGCCCGTCTTCACGATGGTGTACATATAGACGTCGACCGAACTTGCGTTACCAGCCGCTGGTGCTGTGCCGCCTTGATACTTGGGAGTCACTGTTGTGCCATCTACCTGAACCACATTGTTGTAATAGGCAGTCGAGCCTTGCGTGACCAAGAAAGCCACAGTCACAGACTGCCCCGTAGTCATGGCAGTGTTCAACGATGTGCCGCTGGACGCCCTGAAGTTGACAGTCCAGTTGGCTGATGCGTTGCTAGTGTAATACTGGACAGACTGGGTGGTGACATCGTAGTTGATCGTGCCTGTAGCCGCTGTTGCTGAGACTGTTGCCACCTCTGCCGTGTCGTTCAAAATCATCGCAAGGGTAGCTGATGTACCGCTGAATGTCTGAGTACCTGTAAAGGTCTGGGCCGTAGATAGACTTGCCACATCAGACAGGGTGTTGCTACCAAAAGCAATGGTCTTGTTGGTCAGCGTCTGGGTTCCCGTTGCCGTGACAAGGTTGGTTGGCGTGATGATGTCAGATAGGGTTGTCATGG